TACCCTAAAAATAACAGTATGAAAATAAATCTATACTAATACACTCTATATTGAACTATATTCAAGTGTACCTGTATTCCCCCTAGTATACCGTATAAATGCACGTATAAGGGCCTATAGAGTACATATGTACAGTAAAGTGTACAGTATAAGCATATAATAAAGCGTATAGTGTAGCATGTACAGGGCCGGGTAAACTCCCTTACTAACTACCGTAGTAGTTACTATCCCATATACCCTAGTAACTCTATACATTATATGCACTTACATAAGTACATATCCCATAATAACATAGGCCATAGGGTATAGGTCAACGCTTGAACATAGGAAACATAGACAAGGAACATAGGAAATAATCGATAATAACCGTATAGAATAGGGAAAATATGTACAGTGGACAGGGAATAGGGCCAGGGAATAGGGGGAACGGGTACAGGGTAGGGGGTAGTGGAGAGAGTTTTTCGTGGACAAACCAGCGTAATCTGGATGGATCTCTCTATAATATATAATAAATTCTGAATTCTATGAAATAAGGCACCACCCTACCCTAAAAACTATAAAAAATAAAAATATTGACATATTGTGAAAAAATCAGTATACTCCTTACTAAATAGGAGTAATGTGTGAAAAATTGGGATATTGACTCATTTGTAAAAAAGGCAAGGGAGTTCCATGGCGATAAATATGATTATTCTCTCATAACACAGGGGGCACCTCATTCAAAGGTTTCCATTATATGTCCTATTCACGGGGCTTTTATAATAGGAGCGCATGCACATATACACATACGTAAGGGGTACAGAGTTCCATCAGGGTGTCCTAA